GCCCCCTGTGCGAGCTAAAAATTAAAATACACACCTATGATGAAACTGACCCTAGATGGATCATCATAGACTGTATGAGCTGCCTTCTCCCAATGAGTGTCTGGAGGGGTAAACCACTCCACACCATGGAAATAGACTCCATAGACAGGAGGGAAATGGAAGAGGCCCTCTCAAGGGTAGCGAAGGAGAAGTTTGGCAATGAAGATTTTTACATAGACAAGAGACAAAACGAGGTTCTTGACCATCTTCACTGGCACGCCCGACCGAACGGATGGAAATTTCCTTTAAAATTTCGAATCAGAAATAAAATAAGAGATTTCTACCACAAACTTACCAGTTGACATCCTTCCCCATATGTAATATGGTACAAGGCGATGGCGAGACCGAAAAAATTTGAATGCGAGTATTGCCACCAGCCATTCCTTTCCGTCTACAAAAAAAAGTTTTGCTCGCCCCCGTGTCTAAGAAAAGGGCGTAAGAAACCCGAAGAGACGCTAAACGGCTTCATAATAAACAAATTATTAAAAAACCCCAAAGCTATATGGAAAGATCGGAACGCCTCTTTGCGAGAAATGGGATTCGCAAAAAAACTAATAGAAAAATATCCGCTAAAACCCTTTTGGGTAGCTCTTCCCCCCAAATTTGACGCTGACAGCTTGACTTGGTATGTCGCCCCCCAAGGCCTAGCTTACCTCAAAATAGAGTATGCTAAATTTAGTCTTGACTTAGCTCCCCCTATTCGACATAATGTATCCGACGCCAAATTCGGCGAAGACAAAGCAATGTCTCAGAAAACCACCAGTATAAAAGACTTTCTAAAATATGGCAGCAAAAAAGAAAACAGCTGAAGGGCTAAGCCCCGTACAGCAAATACAGAGCTACCTTAACGAAAACAAGGCGGATCACTATAATTTTGACGAGACTCCAGAATATACCGTATCGAGCGGCAGCCTGTTGCTCGACATTGAAATGTCTGGAGGAATTCGCCCCTCGATTATCCGAGCTTCGGGAGTAGCGGAAGGAGGAAAAACTTCGTGCGCCTTAGCTTTCGCTCGTAATTTCCAGACCACTCTTGATAACTCAATGGCCATCTATATCAAGTCGGAAGGTAGACTTTCGGCAGATATGATCGCTCGCTCGGGGGTCAATACTACGGCTGAAAAGTGGTTCGTTTATAAAAGTAATATTTTCGAGAGCGTTTTGCAGTTAATGAGGGATTTGATAACCAACAACCCCACCGACTGTAAATATTTTTTTATTATAGACTCTATGGATGCGATGGTTCCAAAAAAGGACATGGATCGTTCTTTTGAGGATTCGGACAAGGTTGCAGGGGGTTCCGTTTTAAGTTCCAATTTTCTGAAAAAGATGGCTTTAGGGCTTGCCACCAAAGGCCATATTTGCTTCATGATTTCGCAGGTAAGAAGCAAGGTCAGCCTCAACCCTTATGAAAAAAGCGACCCCAAACTTACCAACGCTTCAGGAGGAAACGCGTTATTGCATTATTCTGATTGGATTTTAGAGTTCCAACCCCGATGGGGAGGAGACATGATTCCGCCCAAAGAAAAGAAGCCTGACGGCCACTGGTGTAAGGTGATTTTTCGTAAATCAGCAAACGAAAGGACAGGAACAGAAGTAAAGTACCCAATCAAATACGGCCGCACAGGGGGTCGTAGTATTTGGGTAGAGTACGAGATTATTGACATGCTTCTTCAATGGGACATGGCAATCGCTAAAGGAGCTTGGATAATCGTGGGAGACGAACTGATAAAAGAACTCAAAAAAGAGGGATTAGAGATGGAAAGCAAACACCAAGGTCTAGACAATTTTCGCAAATACCTAGAGGAAACGCATAAAATCCGAGATTATCTTTTTAATAAATTTAAAAAAGCGCTACAAAATAAATAGTGAAGCTCTATGACGTCACAGGAAAGCTTAGATACAAAAGTGTTCATAAATACCGAGCGGATTGGAGCAAAGAATGTCGCTCTAACATTCAGTTCGAAGTTAAACAGTTTTTCAAACCCTTTTGGGAAAAACATATTTGTTATGAAGAGTTCCCAGTTTACGGCACTAGGATGAAGGTAGATTTTATAAATATGACAAAACGGATTGCCGTGGAGGTGCAAGGGCCTCAGCACGAGTCATTTAACAAATTCTTTCATGGGAATTCTAGAGCGAACTACTTGAAGTCCATCAAAAGAGACCACCACAAAATGGTATGGCTTGAAAATAATAATTTTAAAATTTTAGAAATAACCCAAGAAGATTTAGCGTCGTTATCTCCACAATACATTTTGGAGAAGTTTTCGGTAAATATATAAAATAGTGTAATAACCGGTATGAAGATTAATAAAGAGCAAAGAATACCAGATATCCTTATCGATCAAATAAGCGAATGGTCATGCGGAGGGTTTATGCTCTTTAACTTTGACGAAGAAGGTAATCCTCAGGTATACTCGAAAGCAGAGGACGAAAGAAACGCTATGGCCATACAATACCTAGTAGGCCACTGGGTTGAAGCGATGGAGGACATGAATTCAGACGGCTTTAAAAAGAATTTAAATGATGTTTACAGTGAAGAAGAACACGAGGAAGAAGAAGGATTAGACGAAAATGAGTGATACACCTATCCACGAATATTATCCAGAAAATAAACCAGCCGAAGCGCCTCCCTCCCTTGTGGCGGGAGAAGCTATTACGCCCCCAAGTGACGCCCCCACAACTCCCTTGAGCGATGCAACGCCCGAGGAACGGAAAGAGGCTCTTGGAATAACGGCTACTGAAGTAACTGATCTAGGAATAGACCTTCCTGATATTCCACTTCCTGACGACGAGCCGCTTGAGGAAAGTGTCAAGGACGCTTTCGATGATGCGGCTTTTAACTTCGCGGTGGTGGGTGTTGGGCAAGGGGGGTCACGCCTTGCGGAGTCATTCTGGAACTTGGGCTACAGAAGGGTCGGAGTCATTAATACTGCCCAGCAAGATTTGTCTCTCATTAAAATCCCCGAGGAGAACAAACTCCTTATTGGGGATGGAGGAGCGGGGAAAAACCCAGAGGCGGCGGATGAGGTTTTTCGAACTAGGTATGAAGACATTTTAGATTTCCTTAAAAAAACTTTTGGGAACGGATACGAAAGAGTTCTGGTTTGCGCGGGAGCAGGAGGAGGCACAGGAGCCGGAGGTGTCGCTAGAGTTTTGGATATATGCCACGACCTCAGCCAATCACTAGGTAAAGAAAAGAAAGATACGGACGCAAAGATCGGCTGTATTTTGGCATTACCAACAAGAGGAGAAGGAGTAAAGGTTCAAGAAAACGCGAAAAACACCGTCCTTAAAACACTAGATCTTCAGAAGGCTGGAGTGGTTTCTCCCTTGATTATTTTAGATAACGAAAAAATAAAGCAGCTCTACCCCAAACTAAGCGTTAACCAGTTTTGGGGCACAGCCAACAATAGCATTTGCTCTATCTTTCATCTCTTCAATAAAATATCCGCAAAAGAATCTGCTTATACCACCTTTGACAAGGCTGATCTTGAGACGATTTTTTCTTCTGGTATAATTATGTTCGGGGCGACACCTGTAAAGGACTATACGGATATCGGTATCTCCTACGCGGTAAGAGACAACTTGCGCAAAAATATCCTAGCGGGTATTGACGCTGCCACAGGAAATGTGGCCGCATGTGTTATCGTCGGCGACAAGGGGTCTCTCGACAAGATTCCTCAGTCTAGCTTAGAGCACGGATTTGAGCAGCTGAGTCGCATGATGGGGACTCGCTCAACTGTTCATCGGGGAATTTACGCAGGAGCCAAGGAGGGGGTGGCCGTGTATACAGCAATCGGAGGGCTTCAGGCCCCCGATACTCTTTTCGATTATTTCTTCAAGGTGGACCGGGTATATAAATAATATAAATGCCCATATATTCTAATCAGGTCGAGGGCCACGTCCTAGGGGGGCTCCTTAAACATCCTGACGTATTACCGGAGGTAGACTCTTTTGTTAATGCGGCAGACTTCTACAACGATGTTCATCAGACAATTTACTGTATTCTCCGGGAATCCATTCTAAACGGTGAGAAAATTGACAAGGTATTAGTGTCTACAAAAATATCTAATTTAGGTATTTCATCCAAAGATGACATTGATATTTTCGACTACGTTAACACTTTAAGTTATATGTCGATAGCTCGCGACTCGGTAATTTATTCGTGCAAAGAACTTGTTAAGTATCGTATTAGGAGGGAACTAAGTGAAACAGCAGACCGAATCAAACAGCATGTAACGAATTCAGGCAACGAAGACTTAGACTCGATAATAGCTTCTACCGACTCAATCTATAGCGATAAGGTCTCTAGTTACTCGTTTGACGACGATCCCCAAAATGTTTTCGACGACTTAGAATTCAAGATAGAAGAGAGGGGCAATAGTCCTACAGATGACACAGGTCTTGCGACAACATACAATGAATTCAACCGGCTTTACGGAGGGCTACGCGACGGAAATATTTATGCGATAGTTTCTCGACCCGCTCAAGGTAAAACGACCTTTATAAACGAGCTTTGCTTGGGGGCGGCGATTAAAAACGATGTCCCTGTTTTAGTATTGGATACGGAGATGACTACGGAAGAAATCCAATTCAGAATGGCGGCCGCTAAAACTGGTGTGCCCTTGTGGTTTCTGGAGACGGGAAAATGGAGAACTGACGAAGCAATGACAGAGAAAGTTAGGAGTTATTTTCAAGAACTCAAAACACATAAATACTACCATTACCATGTCCGCAATAAAACGACTGATGAAGTATGCGCAATGATTAGACGTTGGCATATGAAATATGTCGGGAGAGGAAATAAATGTGTTATAGCTTACGATTACGTAAAGCTCACGGGAGAAAAAGTAAACCAGAACTGGGCGGAGCATCAAGCGATAGGGGAAAAAATTGATAAGCTTAAAAGAATAGCTGAAGAAATAAAAGCCCCCCTGATTACAGCCATGCAAATGAACAGGTCAGGAGAAAGTTTCAATCGAAATTCCACCACTTTAGTTGATGACAGCTCAGCCATAGCTCTTTCGGATAGGCTTCAGTGGTTTGCGACTTTCGTAGCTATTTTCAGGCGTAAGACAACCGACGAAATAGCCTTAGACGGAGACAGATTCGGAACCCACAAATTAATTCCGCTCAAAACTCGTTTTCAGGGGCGTGACGCGGCAGGCCACCAAGACTTGATCAGAAGAAGAGTCGTTGAGAGCGTTAACGGTCGAGAAAGCGACAGTGAGAAATTGGTAAACAATTTCCTCAACTTCAGAGTGGAGAACTTTAGAGTCAAAGAAGAGGGTTCGCTTCTGGATATCATTAGACACGAGGAACAATCCTTTAATATTCAAAACGGTGAAGCCCCCCAAGAAGATTTTGGTTTTCTAAGCACAAATGCATGACATAAAAGACATCCTCACTAATATAGGCTATACTCTTTTCGATAGTGGGAAGGAGTATCGAGCAAAACCCATCTACCGCGACTCAAGCAGTAATAACGTGTTATGCATAAAGAAGGATACCGGAAGGTGGGTAGATTTCAAGGAGAACAAGTACGGCAACCTCGAGGACCTTGTAAAAATAACCCTTAACTTAAAAGACCTTAACGAAGCCAAAAGTTATATATCGAACAATTTCCAACTTAGGCTCCCCACGGTTGAGAAAGAAAAACTCAAAGCTCCGACAATCTTTAGTAAAGAAAACCTAAATCACATTATCCCCGACTATTCTTACTGGAAAGATAGAGGGGTATCTTCTGGAACCTTGAAGCTTTTTGAAAGCGGAGTAATGAAGTCGGGAAGAATGAAAGATCGTTATGTTTTTCCTATTTTTGACAAAACAAACAGGTTAGTAGGGGTAGCGGGAAGGGATGTCACAGAGAAACAGCATATGAAATGGAAACTGGTCGGGGAGAAACGTTTATGGACTTACCCCCTAAAATATAACTTAAAATACTTTCATAAAGAATTATTATTATTATTAATTGATGATTATACATTATCAACTAATAATCTTGTAAATATTTGTAAATGTATGTCTGATTGTGAATATAATTATCATAA